GCATTCCGGCGGGCGTTTTTGTTTGATCGGTTTTATGCCATTCGTTCATTTTAAGTTTGGTGTATTCCATTGTCCCGTTGACATGTGCTACCCAGCCATCACTCGTGTTCTCAATATCCTTAACATCGAGCGCTAGAGCTTCGCCACAGCGCATTCCGGTCTGATATAGCCATTCACAAAGCGTGGCATAGTTATGATTGTGGGCATACGCATATTCAAGCAGCTTGTTAAGTTCGTCAGTTTCCAAAAACTTGTTGCGAGTTGAGCTGCCACCTTCACTAGGACGATAGGCGATTTCCAGCTTTTCTGCAGGATTATCGCTTAGATATGATTCCTTGACCGCAAAAGCAAATAGCTGATGCAAAAAGATTTTAAATTTAGACGCATAAGCATTTGAGATGTGTCGTGGGCCATAGATCATGTCTTCAATGGTCCGCGTTAAGATTAGCGGGGTGATTTTTTCAATCAGCGCGTCCTTATCTAATGATTTGACTAGCGATCTGCACATCATCTCGGCATTTGCGTAGGTGGAACGGCGGACACGGGGCTTGTAATTGGTTAAATAGTCATCAACTAGTTTTTGCAAGGTAATCCCATGAATCGTTTCAATATGATTAACCTGGCTCATTATCTTAGCAATCTTAGCCTGTAAGATCATTCGAGCTCTATTCTTGGATTGGAGAGTATTTCTATCTAATGAGACCGAAACTAGTCGACGTTTATTGGTTAATGGGTCGCGGTAGGTTTCTGTAAATCTATATTTTTTTCCTCGCTTGACAACATACATAATATCCTTCCTTTGTTTTTAAACATATGTTCGATTAGTGTGCAAAAATTAAGCTCGGCGCTGTGCCGGGCTTTTTTTAGAAGTTAATGTTCATATCATAAGTATGATATTGGTTATCATCGTCAACATTATCGGTATCGTAGTTTGCATCAAATTTAGCGCGAACGGAATTTACGCCTGAAACTTTCTGAACGGGTATCGATACCCAACCACTCTTCTTGACATGAGATGAAATTGATCCGTCCCAGTTTTCAAGACTATCAGCTTGGTGTTGTTCTCCATTGCTAAAAGAGTAAGTACCTTGAGTAGGATAAATATTTACGTCCTTACTTCCGGTCTGAATTACATAGTGCAATCTGATGAAACCGTTAATTTTAAATTTGCCATCATTTGCTGAATTATATTTATATTTTTTTGCTAGCTTAACGACTTGAATTTTGTTGACTTTTACATTTACACCAGACCAACTGCTGTCAGATGCGTTTGTTTTATAAGTCTTAATTGACTTTGCGTTATAGGTATCGTAATCAAGGGTAAATTTTTTTGCAGATGCAGGCGAGGCTGTAAAAATAAAAATTGAAACAAATGCAAGAATTGGTAGTAGAAACTTACCTATTTTTTTCATAGTTATTCCTCCCAATGGTAGCTTTTAACGTCGATCACGCTTGGACGTAATTCTATAAATAACGCGCATGGCCAGCTAATTTTAAATGCTATAATTAAAGAAACTAATGTTCGAGGTGTAAAAATGTCTGAGAAAAATCCGTTTGAAATTGTTGATGGGCAGGTTATATTACATAACGAATTTCAAGGAATCGATGAGGTAATTCTGAATTATGAGCAGGTAGCTGCGATTAAGCTGCTCATTCAAAAATGCAGTGACAAAGAGAAGAGCCAAACGAATTAAGTTTCAAATAACATTTATTTAGTTCGAAGCTTTCATTTTCGCCTAAACTTATATCAACTTTTTGTTTAAGAGTATTTTCTAAGGCTTGATAACGAGATTCATATATAGGTGAAAAAAGCCAACTATCTTGCTTGTCGGGACTCTATGATTCCTAATGAATTAAAGATGTCAATAGTTTCATCTTTTCCAAACAGATATGATTTATCGTCAGTGCTGCATAAACAATTTGTTATTTTTCTGGTGGTAGCATTCTTATCGTTTTTAATAACAAGATATCCGAATGGCATTTGTTGTAGTTGCTGTTGATAGATTATTTTGAGAAATTCAGCTTCTTTTTGGCCAAATTGTGCAACAATTAATTGTTGCTTTTTCGATTGACAATAAAATGCCAAATAAAGAACATTACCCCAATAATCAAAATGAGCCATGCCCATATTTGAAGATCTTTGTAGATTCCAACATTAAAAGCGCCAAGCATCCATGCAATGATGGCAATTACTAAACCAGCAATATCACCACCCATTTTTGGACTCTTACGAGTTGCTAAATAAACAATTCCGATAACAATATATAGAATGGCAACAAAGACTCCAGCAGAGCCGCTGTGCGAATTGCTGTTAGCAAGAGCATTGCCGACACCGGCAAGCATGGATTGAAAGAAAATAATAACGCCTAATACAATCATGATGATTCCAGAAACTAATTTTGTGGTTTTCATGATTTCCTCCTAATAGCTTTTAACGTCGATCACGCTTGGACGTATTATTAGTATCTGTTTGAAATATAATAGTTGTGCACTTCTTCCCTGACTATATTGTCAAGGTAGCTTGGCACTTCATATGATTCCATAAAATCGTATACGTTTATGGTTTCTTTGGGCACACCTTGGCAATAAAACGGAACCATAAGCTTAACGGCACCAGTGTTTGCTTTATATTCAACGGAATGTTTGCCAGTAAAAGTAGCGTGGTAGAAGCAAATGTCGGTTTCATCGCCATTTAAGATGTGTGAAATTTCGTGAGCAAGCTGAAACGAAATTTCAGCGGGGTGATGCCAGTTAAGGTTCATGACAATGCTGCGGTAATGGAGCGAACAGCCAGGCGGAGTTTCAGGAGCTAATTTGTCAGTCCAGATAACATTAATGTTGTGGTTGAAAGCTACTTTTTCCAAATAGTTGCTGATCTCAGTCAAAATTGCCACCTCGATTCTGATGAAAAATGGTGATAATAAGTTTTGCTTTTATTTATAGATTTGTATTACTATTGAGTTATCTTTAGAGGAGAAAAGGGGGTAAAGTCAGTGAGTTTAAAAGACGTTGAAAGAATGAAATTTAAATTCGACTCCTTTTCAAAAAAAGTTGAAAGAAAACAAAAACTTCTTTCGTCTAGACATCAAATAATGGATAATGAGCATGCTCAATTTAGGGATAAAATAAATAAACATATGAATTACTATTCGAAATAGATGGCGATAGGTTTGACTAACCTGTCGTCTTTTTTTATTAGCCCAAATGATGATAATAAAAAGAAACTGAACTTAGGCATCAATGTGGTAAGAGCCACTGGGTTGTTTAATAGCCCTTCGCTGATCAGATTGGAATTTAAATCGTTTTCACTAATGATTGATTCTATTTTTCCTAAAATAGTAATTTTTCTATTAGCGAGAACTAATGATTTTAACTGTGATTCATTCATTCTAAAATTATCCTTCTCAGCGATAGTAAGAGCATTATTGGTTGAGAGTAAAATACTGTTAGGGAAAAGATTGTTAAGTAATTTTCCAAAGTTGGTAATAAGATTAAAGCCCTCTTTAGCATTGGAAAGGTCATCATTATTAGTATCAAAGCTTGACAAAAATGAAACCATTTCATCACCAATGTTTGAACTAATGATCATAGGGTCGATGATGTTGAATGATGATGTAAGTTGAACAAATGCTCCCTCGGGCTGTTTAGTAGTAGTTTTAAGTAAGTTTGCATCATCTAATTCTTTCGTCATGATGTTGACAGCGTAATCATGATAAACAGTGGAGATGGCTTCTTGGTACATTTCACTATTAGTATCGGAATTATTCGCCTCGTATTCCCCGTTAAAATTAAATTCACCTTTAGCACCAAGGTTTACTCCTCCAGAAACCCCGTTTGACATTTTGTGAGCAGTCTCCACAGCATTCGTTTCCGTTGATTGCTTTATTTCTTCTATAACTTTAGGAATGCCATCTTCAAACTGTGCAAGTATCGAATTAACTTCAATATTGTCTAGATAGATATACTCTTTAATATGTTTCACATTTTTATGGTTGTGTTTGTTCATGGTTAACGATCTCCTTAATTCGTCTGTAATTTTATTTTCTCCCACCGCGCAGCAGCCGTTTCATGTATTCCAGGTCCTGCTCAGGGATAGGCTTGCCTTCAAAAGTAAAGATGGTGTCATCATCAGCGAGATCTGCGGTCTTGAGATCGTCTTCCTTGGTGTCGCGGTGAGGGTTTAATGCAATATTCGGGTCAAGTCGTGGATCAATGTAGTCTTCACTTACGTTGAAGAAACTAGCAAGCTTAACGACATTTTCTTCTGACGGTAATCTTTTACCTCCAAAATATCCAGTTAAAGTACTGGCAGGAAGACCCGTTTGTCTTGTGATGTCTGATTTCTTCTTTCCACTTTTAAGTAATAATTCGTTTAGGCGAGACGATATTATTTTCTTGTATTCCATTTCTTGAGGAGTCAGCGATTTACCAGGCATAATAGCATCTCCTTTTTTCATTAATAATATCATTTATTTCGCATCAATATGAAAAAAATTCTAGAAAAAAGGAAAAAAGCATTGACTTACGCATCGATGAGTAATAATATAATACTCGTAAGGTTGATCAAGACCTTAACAAGAAAGGAGCATAGCGGTTTGTCGAGGCAACAAAAAAGAGCCCAACAAAAAGCTGAGCGACGTGAAACGATTCGGTTCTGGCTAGAAATCATTACCTTTATCGTCTTACTGATCGATCATCTAATTGCTTGGCTCTAAAAACATAAAGCAAGGGGAGTTAATTCTCCCCGAGCTTTAGTGTACCTTGACAAGTTGTAAGAATCAATGAAAAAAGAAACACGAGAAAGAGTCGAATTATGGCTGTTAGTAGGGATCCTCATTCTATCCTTACTCAGTCTATTCGGTTTCTAGGGGATGATAAGTTGACAATGACAATCAAAGCAGCTCGAGTTAATGCTGGGTTAACTCAAAAAGAAGCTGCGGAAAAACTGGGTATCTCATATCAGACGTTAAGTCGATACGAGAACAATCCAGGACAGATGCCAGTTAAGATGGTCCTAGATATGTGTGATCTATATCACATCAATGTGGGCTCTCTTTTTTTACATTAAAATTACGCATTGATGAGTAAACAGAGGTGTAAACAATGCAAAACGTAAATACAGAAGCTGCCATTGAGAACGCAGCAAACGTGCAGATGTTCAAATATGGTGACGTTGAATTGCCGGTTAAGACTTATGCAGATGGCTCAATTGAATTTGATGCTGAACAAGCTGCAATCGGGTTTGGATTGTTTGAGGTTAAGAATGGTAAAAAGTACGTAATCTGGAAACGGGTTAATAAATATCTTTCGACAGAAGTGTCGAAAGGTGATTTCATCACTGAGCCACAGTTCTACAAGTTGGCGATCAAGGCCAACAACCAGGTCGCAGAGAAATTCCAGAATTGGGTAACATCCGAAGTCCTTCCATCTATCCGCAAGCACGGAGCATATCTGACAGATAAGACAGCATACGACATTACTCACAGTAAGGAAGCTTTAGGAAAACTTCTGATGCAAGCCGGCCAGCGTCTGATCGATAAAGACAGAGAAATCGAAGCTCTGTCTGCTGAATTGGAAGTAGCTAATAAGAAGGCTAATTACGTAGACGTGATCATCGATAGTAAGGACGACATCACGACCACACAGGTAGCTCAGGACTATGGCATGAGTGCCGTGAGCTTCAACAAATTGCTGAAAGAGCTTGGCGTACAGCGTAAGGTCAACAATCAATGGATCTTATATGCCAAGTATCAAGGCAAGGGCTACATCGCTAGTCGGACCATTCCAATCACAGGCCATGACGGACGCGTGCACACAAAGATCAACACGACTTGGACGCAGAAAGGACGCCTGTTCTTGTACGAATTGTTAAAGGCAAACAATATCCTGCCGCTTATCGAACGAGAAGACGACGATCTGGGGCTGTAGAAGGTGGCAGATCATGCGAGCTATCTATTACACGGTAGAAGGCGGCTATAGGCAACTACTGGCAACCACTTATGGAAACTATGGTATAGCACCAACCATCTCTAATGAAGAAAGAAAAAGGTTTTCAGAAGAGATGGGTCATCCCTTGAGAAACCTTTTCGTAAATATTGATGGTAATGACTATCAAATCTGCTTAAAGCGGTAAGCCAGTGTTCTGCTTGATAATTCCTGTAAGCACGGCGGTAGCCACGTTTTTAAGCACGCCAATGGAAACTGATTTTAAGGTACTGGTTGCTTTTTTAGTTTGATTCCATACTTCATCATCACGAATCGAGTCAAGAAGCTCATGACCAGACCAAGTAATATCAAAAACCATTAATGAAAATCCTGAAGCGTATTTATCGTATCTTGCATTTATATACTTGCCATCAAGCAGCTGAAAAAAAGTATACGTTATATCGTCTTCAGAATATTGATCGTTGACAAGTTCTGGAAGCATTTGAGAAAGCTCGACTCCACAATGAAACATACCTATTCCCTGTGCTTCTAATGAAAGCAGAACATACCGAACACAATCATGTTTTAACTTCAATATTTTCACCTCCTTTCATCAGGAGATGAGTCAATTGTAGCAGAAAGGAGATGTAGGAATGAGCCCGTATCGGTATCAGCTGAACAAAGCAGAGTTCATGTCTGAATGGCATGACAGCAATGGTCAGCCAATGTCTGAGTCAACATATCAGCGAAGGCGGCGGGAAGCAACTGACTATCCAGACGGATGGCGTGTTTTCCTGCCAGATGGTCGCGTTGATATTCAAGAGTATCAACGCTTTATGACCTGGTTGGCAAAGAAGAAACACGATAAGAAGCAAGACCCTCGCTTAGTCGCATATCAGAAGTATTAGGAGGAGCAACATGGATTTATTCGCACCGCTTTTTGGGATTTTACTGGTGGCATTGCTGCTGGTGGATCACAGCATCTTAGCTAATCGCATTACGAAACTAGAGAATGAGGTGAAACGATATGAACAACGTTACCCGAATTAACTGGATTGTGCTTGCCTACCTGGCTATCTGGAGCTGGGTAGACGGTTTCACTACGACCGCCTTTGTGCTGACTGTACTGGTCAGCTTCGAAGCGCTGTGGAAGCCATTTGTTAACTCTAGTCTGGCCGTTAAGCTGTTCGGCACAGAAACGATGGCCGATGTTTTAGGACAACAAAAAAGCGCAGCTAGCCGCCACTAGTTACGCCATAAATAAAAAACTTTACAGGGAGATTATAACATATGGCTTTATCACCAAACGAGAAAGCATTGGTAGACGCAGGGCTTAGACATATCGGTAAAGCAATCGAATCGATTGAAGATGCGTTTGCCACCGGCAATAACGGCGTAGGAGACCACGTGGCAGTTGTTGATTTAGATTTAGCAATCAGTCGGCTAGAACGAGCACAGGAGCCACTGATTGATGCACTAAAGACAATCAAGAAACGGGAGGAACAAAACAATGGCTAATCAAATGGCGATCCTGCAGAAGGACATTACAGACACAGTATCGAAAAAAATCGATCAGTTGACGGACGAAGGGCTGGCATTGCCGGCAAACTACAAATGGCAGAACGCTTTAAAATCGGCTTTCTTTACGCTCCAAAACGTCAAAGGACGTGACGGTCGGTCGGCTTTGCAGTGTGTTCCCGCCTCAATCGCTAACTCTTTGCTGGATATGGTCGAGCAAGGGCTTAGCCCGGCTAAGAATCAGTGCTATTTCATCGTCTATGGCAATCAGCTGCAGATGCAACGGTCTTACTTTGGCACTATCACGGCACTCAAACGGCTGAAAGGGGTTAAGGATATTGATGCTCAAGTAGTTCATCAGGGCGACGAGTTCGTGATTGGTGCTGACGAGCTTGGCCGAATCAAGGTCACCAAGTTCGTGCCTAAGTTCGAGAACCTGGACAAGCCGATCAAAGCGGTTTTTGCGTTCATCCAGATGACTGACGGTCGTGTTAACTACACGGTTATGACACAGAAACAGATCCAAGCCAGTTGGTCACAGTCACGTCAGCACAACGTTCAGAATAAGTTCCCTGAGGAGATGGCTAAGCGGACGGTTATCAATCGGGCTGCCAAGATGGTCATCAATACGAGCGACGATAGCGACCTGCTGACCGGCTCAATCAACAGCGTTACGGCAAACGAGTACGAGGACGATTCTGAACGCAAAGACGTAACACCAGAAACACCAAAATCAACCGCAGATAAGCTCGTGGAAGGCTTTAAGCAAGAGCAAGAACAAAACCACGAAGAGGAAAAAGAAACGGCTGAGGAACCCCAAGAACAGCCAGAACAAGGGCAAGAAAAACCGGTAAAAGAGTCAGAACAAGAACCAGCAAAAGAGGAGGCAGAACACGATGGCAACCAAGAGGCAGATGGCCAAACCGACATCTTTGACTACATCGAAGACAATCAAGCTGACGAAAAGTAACTATTACAGTCATGACACCGACTTCCAGTATATGTCGTTTTCGGTGTTCAGAGACTTTGAGCAGTGTGAGGCGGCTACTCTGGCCAAGCTGAAAGGCGACTGGGAGCCATCAAGCAATCCTGAGCCGTTGCTGGTCGGCAATTATGTTCATTCGTACTTTGAAAGCCCTGAAGCTCATCAAGAGTTTGTTGAGGCTAACAAGAGCGAGATGATCTCAACTCGTGGCAAAACAAAGGGGCAGTTAAAGAGCAGCTACAAGGTTGCCGATGACATGATCAAGGCGCTCAGTGATGACGACTTTTTCAATTACGTCTATATGCCAGGCGAAAAGGAAGTCATCGTCACCGGCGAACTCTTTGGCCACCAATGGAAGGGCAAAATCGATAGTCTCTGCCTAGATCGTGGCTACTTCTGCGATTTGAAGACGGTTGATGATTTCCACAAGGGACACTGGAACCCGGAACTGCGTCAAAAGGTCAATTTCGTCGAGGATCGTGGCTACCATATGCAGGCAGCAATCTATCAAGAGCTGATCAGACAGACGTTTGATGTTGATTGCCAGCCGTATATCTTTGGTGTGTCCAAACAGCCAATTCCAGACAAAATCGCGATCAGTTTTGACGGCGATGGGCAGTTTTTAATGCAGTCAGCTCTCGAAAAGATCAAGACCGACCAAGACCGTTTCTGGCGTGTGTTGATGGGTGAGGAGCCACCTAAGGCGTGCGGTAAATGCGAATACTGTCGACAAGGCAAACAGCTGGCAGGATTTACAGAGGTTAGCAGCATCGAGATCTCATAAGGAGGCGAGAACGATGGTCAGAATCAGAAAGGAGTACAGCAAAGGGTTTACCACCACCAGCAACACGATCATCCGTGACGAGCGTTTGACTTGGAAAGCACGTGGGATCTTCAACTATCTCTGGTCAATGCCTGATGATTGGGACTTCTATGCTAAAGAAGTAGCCAAGCATGCCAAAGACGGTATCCATTCTCTAGATAGCGGCTTGGAAGAATTGGCAAAATACGGCTACCTTGAGCGGACAAGATTGCGTGATAAGAAAGGCAGATTCAGCGCGCCAGTATGGATTCTGCATGATGACCCTGTCGATGCCCAGAAACCTAAATGCGATTTTCCTATCTTGGATAATCCTATCTTGGAAAAACCTATCTTGGAAAATCGCACACTACTAAATAAATACCTTACTAAAGAAACATCTACTAATGAAATACAAGAAGAGAGAGATGTATATAAGGCACCTCTCGACAAAAACGCAAAACTGTCTTTTATCCGCTGGCCAGACAGCTTAGGCGTGATGACTGATCAGATCACACGGCTACTGCTGTCCGCTCAGGAACAAGGGATGTCAGATGCCGTTATCCAGATGATCATCGATAAAACGCGTATGGCAAAGCCAAACACGACATACGGCTATCTAAAGAAGGTGATCGATGACTATCTCGGTCAAGGCATCTATACAACGGCTGATTTTAGACGCAAACAGGATCAAAAACGACAAGCGGAGCATCGGGAGATTCCTAACATCCCTGTTTTCAAGATTGATTAGGAGGATACCATGAGTCTAACTATTAAAGAGCACAAGTATTATCGCGGTGACAAGCTGCAGAGCATCGAGTACGTGACCGAGTTCATCGACAATAACAACGATGGGGTCATGTACTACATGGATGCCGAAACCGGCATGTACACGGACTACGGCTACTGTATTGACGAATTGCAGTGCTACACCAACGACTGGCGGAAAGTGGCTGAGGACTGCTGCAAGCGATATGGATGTGAACTGGTCGGTGAGGAGTTGAAGGCAACGGCAGAAGATGTTCTGGTGCAGACAATGCTCGCCATCTACGCGTGGATTGAGTTTAAGGACTGGCTGTACTACGACCAGATTGAAGAAAAACGTGGAATCATGCGTGACAAAGGGGAATAACCATGACTAAAGAAGAGTATCAATGAAAACTTAGCCAATTGCTTAAAGAGATGGACGAACTGGATGTCGAATACTACGATGACGATCAATTCGCCTTCGACGGCGACTGCATTATGCGACTACACGACGTTGCGGATGATGCATTGGAACTGGCAGAAAAAGCAAAGGATGTGTTTAACAATGACTAATCAAGAATTTATCAATAAGTGCAAATGGCGCGTATTTGGCTATCTCAACAAGCTGGTCGGAAAGGAAACGGCCTGCAAACCGGAAAACGTGTTTGTCGTGTGGCAAGCTAAGGCTCTGCAGAATCACAAGGCCATGCTTGCAGCACCGGGCAGATACAACGACAAGGACTACTACTTCGAGTTTACCTATAATGGCAATCTCAACGAAACATACATGGACGTGTACACGAAAGACAAAAACGTTCTGTTTAAGGAGGCACGCGATGGTCAAGACAAAAATGTTTACCGATCTGGTCAACGATATTGATCCCAGCGTGCAGATCAATCGTTGGCTAGACAAACATCCCAACTATATCGTTATGGACGTCAAACTGTCGACTGATTTTATCGAGGAAGACAATCAGTTATGCTGCACGGCGTTGGTCATCTACAGGGAGTATGAAAATGTGTGAATTTTGCGAAAAACATAAAGCACTGCTGTCCTGCCGGTTTGACGGCATCGGTGTGACGGTTAAGATCATCAACCACACGCAGCTCGATGCGATGGCGAAGGTCAAACGTGGCGAAAGTGTGATCAGCGTCGGGCAGTCTAATCGCATCAAGTACTGCCCGGTGTGTGGAAAGGAACTGAAAGATTGAAAAACTACTATGGCAAGAAGGTTAAGCTGGACGGTTACACGTTTGACTCAAGAAAAGAGGCGTCTTTCTACGCAGCTTATATCAAGAGCTGCGGTAAGAAGTACCGGGTGCATCCCCAGTACGAGTTGTTGCCAATCTATAATGCCGGCGAAGTCCGTGTTGGCGAAATTTACTATCGGCCTGACTTTGTTGTGTATGGTGTTGATGGGGCCATAGAGCACGTTTACGACGTTAAAACGGGAATTGCCTATCGAGCAACCGACGCGAGCGCTCAGCTAAGATTTAAGCTGTTCTGGCGCAAGTACGGCGTTCCGGTTGAGGTGGTGACACCACTCAGAAGCTACTTTAAAGTCAAGATCTTAGGCACGACCACCAAAACACAGCCGATGCATCAGCGCATCAAGCGTGACGGGACGATCGTCAAGGACTACTACGACATCAAAACTTCAATTGATTACAAAGTAGAAGAATTACTGGAAGGAGAAAGAGATGGAAAGCAAAGAGGTTGAGCGGGCATTCCGTAACAGCAGAGCAGTGACACTTGGTGACTCAAAACTGTACCTGATCATTGAAGCTAATCACATTAACGAAACGGTCATGCTAGATGAGGTATACCAGGACGGGCAGAGCTACGTATCAAAGAAGCTACCGAGAATCGGGGCAAGGTTTGATATGCTGCGAAAGCCAACGTTGTACAGGTGGCCGCAATGAGAAGAAAGTGGAATGGATTAGGGATGACGGTAATGGCTTGCCTGCTGTTTTGGGCAGTCGTGATTGTGTTGCTAGCACACGTGTTGGGAGGATAGATATGCGTAAGGAAACGGTATTGGGAACGCTGGTGGTTGGATTTAAGTATACGGCGATCGCATCAATTACTATTGCGGTGATCATGACGGTTAAAAGTGCATGGATTAAGTTCCTATGCTTCTGGCTTAGCCTTTGCTTTCTATGAGGCAGTCTGATGGTAGTAAAAAAGAGCCGCACCACGATGGCACGACCCTCTAATGAATCAACACCATCAATTATAGCAGAGGAGAGTGGTGTCGTGGTGCAAATGGATTTAGGCTTGGGAATCGACAGCAAGGAGACCGCTGCTAATGTGCGACGATTCTGGACGCATGGGATTAATCGGTATCTATATCAAGCTGGTCTGCATCGCAATCAGCTCAAATCACCAACGATGAGCCTTACTGGTGGCTCTCATGGTGGTGGCAATCATACGGAAGACCAGATCATCAAGGGTATGGAAGCAACGCGTATGTGCCATTGCATCAAAGATACGCTGGAGAACTGCGAGCCGTTGACGTATCAAATCATTGTGGCAGTCTATATTGAAGACATCAAGGACTGGCAGATGGCCGATAAACTCTGCTATTCATCTTCACAGTATCAGTACATCAAGCGGGGATGCATGTGTGAGTTCGCTGAGCGATTCGAGGGCTTTGAGCGTCGATATGGATTTGACCGCAATGATTACGTTTATCTCGTTAAAAAAATCGGACTTTGACAAGACGACGACAATAGCAGAAGTGGATTAAACTGGTATCGTGATAGAAATATCACGAAGCCCAATTATTCGGTTTTCTCAAAGGGTGTCTTTCCTACTGGAATTGATTAGACTTCTTCCAAAACAGGCGCTACGGCGTCTGCTTATGCATCATCACCGGGAACGCAGCTTTTATGCCAATTTTGCCAAGACGATATTACATCAGTGAAACAACTGCGATGAAGACTAACAATTAGTTCAATTCAATCCATATGTTCGTATGGAACCTCCTTTCAAGTATTGTAGGAACAAACGAGTGAATGATTAATGTGCGTTTTAAATACGGCTGCGCGTGGGTTCGACTCCCACATGATGCTTTCCCGTTGATGCGGGAATTCTTAATCTTATTTTTTCCAAACCATAAACTAGGCACCGCATACGGTTAGCTGTACCCATCAGCTAGACGGTTCGACTCCGTCGTGCGGTATTGCGCTGACACACAGCAGCGCATTGTCAGTGTTTAGAGTTTCACTGACTGGAAGGTCCCAGGCGGGCACTGAGTTTTAACCATCGTGTCTCAGCGCAAAAAAGGGTGCGAGTCCCTTACCTATCCTTTTCCTGGCTTTAATTTCTATCAACGACAATATACCTGCCAGGACAACGTGGCGGGCGAATCCCGTCAGCGTGGAAGCATGGCTGAGCGGTTTAAAGCGCCAGTTTGCTAAATTGGTAAAGTCCTTTTATAGGCTTTCGCAGGTTCGAATCCTGCTGCTTCCGTTGAGAGTAGCGCAATTCACTCTCTTGTCTTTCAATCGATTTAGGCTTTAGATGAAAGGCAGACGGTACGGTCATCCCTATACTTCAGATAGGGATGCTGTGGTTCAACTCCACAGGCCGTCATTGTCCGAAATGACGTTAAACTATGATCATTTTACTTTTACCTCAGCCTGGTCTTTCTGACTGGGCTTTTGTATTATATGTTTGAGGTGAAAATAAAATGGGAATTAGCGATATTATTAGGATGCTGAAAGAAGTTCAATCGCTTGCTAAAGATATTAAAAGCAAGCCTCTAAACGATGCGATTGTTGGGCTTCAGGAAGCGGTAATGAACTTAAGCAGTAGTTATCTTGAACTCGAAGAAAAATATAATGATCTGAAAAAGAAAGTAGCCACATCAGATGATATTTATTTAGATGATGATGGCTTTGTTTGTGTAAAAGGGAGAAAGCAAAAGTATTGTCCTAAGTGTTGGAATAAAGACAGAAAACTGTCCTTAATGCCTAAAAATGGAATTGAAACTTTTGCATCCCAAGAAGTTTCAAAACCTTATGCGTTTGAATGCGCTGGGTGTGGATGGGTTGTATATTCTGACAAAAAGAGCATTTAATTAGGAGGTGAGTAGCATTACTCAAAAATTAACACAGAAGCAACAACGTTTTGTCGATGAGTACATTATTTCGGGTAATGCTACTCAGTCCGCTATTAAAGCAGGATATTCTAAGCGATCCGCTTATTCTGTAGGCCAGGAAAACCTGAGAAAACCTGTAATTAAAGCTGCTATCGATAAACGTAATGCTGAGATCGAATCTGAGAAGACGGCTGACATGACTGAGGTGATGGAGTATCTTACTTCAGTCATGCGTGGTGAACAAACCGAATCAGTGGCAACTGCTAAGGGCATCTATAATGATGTTCCCGTGGGAGCTAAAGACCGGATCAAGGCTGCTGAATTGATTGGTAAACGGCATGGCGCCTGGACCGACAAGAAAGAAATCAACGGCAACCTTGATATTGAGATTGGAATGGGGGACTACGATGATGATGAAGATTAGCATGATGGCAATGGTGCCAGTAATGACTATTGCTGGCCTACTGCTGAAACCTGGTCTAGTCACTAAGGGTGTTTTCATTACTGCAATCATCGTTGAGTTCTTCATGGCTTTTCTAGTGAGTGACTATTATGAAAACCATTAGGGGGGTGATACAGTGCCAAGCGTCAAATTAAATTTTCCAAAACCATATAACGTATTCAATAAGCAGATTTTTGATAACTTATTCGACTACAGTCATTTTATTGAGGTTTGGTACTGACCTACGGCGGTGCCTCTTCTGGTAAGTCTCATGGTGTTGTTCAGAAGGTCGTTCTGAAAGCACTGCGACACTGGAATCATCCCCGTAAAGTGCTATGGCTTCGAAAGGTTGACCGAACAATTCAAGATTCAATCTTCACTGACGTGGTTGATTGCCTATCGACGTGGCAACTCTTACCGCTGTGTCGAGTAAATAAATCAAACCGTACTATTCATTTACCGAATGGTGCGGTTTTTCTATTCAAGGGGATGGATGATCCAGAAAAAATCAAGTCAATCAAGGGCTTGTCTGATGTAGTAATGGAGGAAGCATCGGAATTTAATCAGGATGATTTCACTCAGTTAACATTGCGTCTACGTGAGCCGAAGCATAAGCAGCGGCAACTATTTTGCATGTTTAACCCAGTATCCAAGCTTAATTGGACCTATAAGCAGTGGTTTGAGCCTGGTGTGCAGATTGATCCGAAGCGTGTGGTGATCCATCAATCGACATACAAGGACAACCATTTTCTTGATGCAGACAACATCAGAACAATTGAAAACCTTAAGCAGACCAACCCTGCCTACTACAAGATCTATACTTTGGGTGAGTTTGCAACGTTGGATAAGCTCGTTTTTCCAGACTTCGAAAAGCGAAGGCTTAATCAGCGTGCTTTAGCTGATTTGCCTAGCTATTTTGGCTTGGACTTTGGGTACACGAATGATGAGACGGCATTCATGCACGTTAAAGTTGATGAACGCAAGCACATCATTTACATCATGGAAGAATATGCTAAGCGAGGGATGCTGAATGATGAGATTGCTAAAGTAATTACTGATATGGGCTATTCCAAAGAAGTGATTACTGCCGATGCTGCCGAACCCAAATCGATCGCTGAGATCAAGCGAGATGGCATCTATCGTATTCGGCCGGCCAAGAAAGGTAAGGATAGTATCATTCAGGGTATTTCATTCATGCAGCAATATCACTTGGTGGTTGATGACCGTTGTGTGAAAACGATTGAAGAGTTAGAGAATTACACATATAAGAAAGACCGGCAAACTGGTGAGTACACCAATGAGCCTGTTGACGCGTACAACCACGAGATTGATGCAATCAGGTATGCGCTAAATGAAATTAATGGAGCTAGTGTACCACATGGTAAGCTGCTTAAAAATATCTATATCTAAGGGAGTGAGAGAATGGCGACCATTAATGGCAAAGGGCAAGTACTTCCTGGCAATGTTTTCATCTATCCACTGGGCGAGGAGTTAACAACGGCTGACCTGCAAGCCTTCATTCAATACAATCAGCAAGCAAGTGCTGGCTATCAAGAAAACATGCGTATGTATGTAGGCGATCATGATGTGCTGCATAAGCTTGGGCGTGGTTTAGGGCCAGATAATCGCTTAGTGGCTAATCTGCCACACTATATCGTTGATACTTACAATGGCTTTTTCAGTGGTATTCCAGCCAAAATTACACTTGATGACAAGCCGAAGAATGAATTGTTACAGCAGTGGAATGACACAAATTCCTTTCAAGATAAATTAAGCGAAATCAGCAAGCAAGCGGATATCTACGGACGTTCGCTTGCTTTTGTATATCAGGACGAAAACAGCGAAACCAAGCTGGCATATGCATCCCCAATCGAAGCGTTCATGATCTACGATGACACGGTTGCACATCAGCCGCTTGCTTTTGTGCGTTATTGGCGTGACGCTGAAAATAAACAGGTTGCTAAGGTTTACTATGCTGATGATGTTTGGGACTACTACGATGATGTACTGGCTATCAGTGATGACGATAATCCATTTGGCGTTGTCCCAGCAGTTGAGTTTTACGCAAACGAAGAGCGACAAGGCGTGTTCGACAACGTCAAGACGTTGATCAATGCCTTAGACAAGGTTCTGTCGCAGAAAGCCAACCAAGTCGAGTACTTCGACAACGCCTACTTGAAAATCCTTGGCATTGATTTGGATCAAGATGGTGATGGCAAGCCAGATATTGATATCATCAACAACCAATTGATCTACTCACCAGATGCAGACGCAACGAATGCAACCGTGGACTTCATTAGCAAGCCAGATGGCGACAACATGCAAGAGCACATCATCGATCGGCTTATCTCGATGATTTATCAAATTTCAATGGTGGCTAACCTTAACGATGAGGCCTTTGCAGGCAATAGCTCTGGTGTGGCCTTGCAGTACAAGCTGTTGCCAATGAAAAATATGGCTGCAAACAAAGAGCGCAAGTTCACTCAAGCCTTGCGACGTTTATATCGTGTTGTTTTTAGCGTTGGTACTGTTTTGCCAGAGAGTGATGCTAATGCATGGCAAGACTTGCGCTTTAAATTCACGCGTAATCTGCCGGTTAACTTAGCCGATGAAGCACAGACGGCATCAGCGCTCTCTGGCATCGTCAGCAAAGAAACACAGCTGTCAACACTGTCAATTGTGGACGACCCACAAGCCGAGATTGATCGCATGCATCAAGAACAGGCTGCTGACGTTAAGAACGCACTGCAAAATGCGACATCGGCAGTAGACAGTAGAAAGACTGATGATGTAGATGACGAAGAACAATAACGCATACTGGCGAGAGCGTGAGTGGCAGTTAAAGCAGCTGAAGAACGATGACAAGTTCAATCAAGAGCTCAAGCGCTATTATGATCAGCTGATTGTCGGCATCAATGAAGAGATTGACCGAGAAATTGCATCGTTGGCTAGCAGAAACGATACATCAATCGACAACGCTCGTGCAGCTGTCACTGGTACAGATATTTCGGCGTATGAGTCAGAAGCACAAGCGTTGGTTCATCAGGCTGATTTGATGCGAGCGGCTGGCCACCATGTTACTTATGACGACTTCAGCGATGAGGTGAACGAGCGCATGCGGGTATACAATGCCACCATGCGCATCAATCGTTTGGAATTGCTTAAATCGCAGATTGGCCTGCGCATGATTGAGTGCGGGATGCAAGTTGATCAAGCAGTACAAGATAAGGTGTCTAAGGACTACACAGACGAGCTGAAACGGCAAGCTGGCATCCTTAATGCCACCGCTAAGAATGATCAGCTATGGACGTCTAGTGATATTGCTAAGCAGATCATGGTTCAGTTCAATGGTGCAACGTTTAGCCAGAGGATCTGGGCGAACCAGGATGCACTGAAAGCTACGTTAGATGCAGTAATCAGTGTTGGCGTCATACAAGGCAAGAACCCACGCCAGATGGCTAAATTGTTGAAAGACCAAGTTCGTTCAACTATCAACAACCACAGATATGTGACGGAGCGCATTGCTCGAACTGAGTCAGCTCGTGTTCAGCATGCAGCACAGATTAAGTCGCTAACTGACAACGGCTATCGTTGGTGTAAATGGTATGCAGAGCCTGGCGCGTGTCGTGTCTGCCGAGAAATTGCTGATAATGATTCTTACGACAAGGGCTTAGGCGTATATCCAGTTGATAAAGCGCCAGAAATTCCAGTACATCCCAATTGCCGATGCTCTATCAGTGCTTTTTGGAGTGATAAAGATGTTTAAAAGAATCTACGCAAAACTGCTAATCAACTATTTGTTTATTAAAACTTATTTTTTAGGGCACTAGTGATAGTGCTCTTTTTTGTCCGTTTCCTATGTTGTGGACGTTAAATAAAACTTGAGTATGTCTCCCAAGACGTTAAATGCGAGAAAGGAGTGCCAACTATGGACAATGAACAAAATACGGAGCAGCTTACTGATGATCAAGAACAAGCGGGTAAAGGCGCGCCAATCGAGACCCCAGAAGATGATGAGAAGAAAGTTGATTCCGACAAAATTGTCGAAAAGCTGAAAAAGCGTATCGGCAAGGAGCAAGCATCAAAGCATGACCTTGAAAAACAGCTTAAGGACGCTCAGGCAGAGATCGAACGGATCAAATCCGGTAAGTCGGTTAAAAAACTTTCTGATGAAGACAAGGCCAAGAAAGCATCTGATGAAAAGGATGCAAAGATTGCTGAGCTTGAAGCCAAACTAGCTCGTAACGAAGCAATCAAACAGACTGCTGAAGTCTTCAAGGAGAGTGGTTTGAACGTAAGCGACAAGGTCTTAGACATGGTAGTAGCCAATGATGACGAAAAGACTTACGCCAATGTACAAACGCTGATTGAGTTTGCTCAGTCTATCCAAAGCGACACAAAAAAAGGGATGCTTAAGGGCCACACACCACGCCAGAATGGCAATAATAAGATGAGTAAAGCTGACATCATGAAGATTAATGATCCAGTCAAGCGTGTGGAGGCCATTAAGCAGAATATGAGTTTATTCGAACACTAGAAAGGAATGAAACATTATGACTGTTCCAGAAAATGAAATTACGAAAGCAGATCTGATTGCACAATCCATTGATTTTACGGAACGCTTCAACGAATCTGTTGCAACGTTGCTCAAAATTATGGGTGTATCACGGATGACACCAATGACGGCTGGCTCTCAGATCAAGATCTACAAGTCCGAAGTAACTAAGGCTGACGGCAAGCCCGCTGAAGGTGATGTAATTCCACTGTCCAAAGTTACGCGCAAGCTGTCTAAGACGGAAGAATTGACGTTCTCCAAGTACCGTAAGCAAGTAACTGCCGAAGCAATTCAAGGTGCTGGTTTCACGCCGGCTGTGGCAGATACGGATAACAAGCTGCTTAAAGAAATTCAAAAGGATATTAAGAAGAGCTTCGTTGACTTTGTCATGACAGGTACAACGACTGCTACCGGCACGAACTTCCAAACGGCATTGGCTAACGCTTTGGGCCAATTGGCGGTTAAGTGGGAAGATGATGACGTGCAATCTGTGCTGTTCGTTAACCCAATTGATTTCTACGCATATCTGGGTAGCGCAAACGTAACTGTACAGACGGCTTTTGGTCTGCAGTACGTACAAAACTTCCTGGGCTTCAACACCATCATCATGACTGGTTTAGTACCACAAGGTAAGGTAGCTGCTACTGCATCCCAAAACATCAACTATGCTTACGCCGCAATGTCTGGCTCTTTAGGCCAAGCCTTTAATTTAACGACCGATGAAACTGGTCTGATTGGTATTGTCCACGATGCTAAGACTGAAAATGCATCTGTAGAAACGATGGCTATGACTGCTAGTGTAGTTTACCCAGAACGTCTGGACGGTATCGTTGTAGCTACGATTTCTGCTCCATCTGCTTCCACTGGTAAGTAATTACAAGCGTGGTGATTGGGATGAATAAGACAGCTACTTTGGCTAATCTCAAGACTATGATCCGCTTAAAGGATACTGGTCAAGACGATTTATTAAAACTAATCATCGATAATACTGAGCAGGCTCTACGATTTAAGCTGCAACTGACCGAGCAAGATGCTTTTCCATCAGAACTAGGTTTCATCCTGCTCGAAGTGTGCGTGCGCCGGTACAACCGGTTAAAGAACGAAGGAATGTCGTCATATACGCAAGAAGGCGAGTCAATCACCTTCAATTCATCTGACTTTGACGATTTTCAAGACGATATCAATGTCTGGAAGCAACGTCATAGCAAGGATGTTCGTTCCAATGGCACTGCTTATTTCGTCAATCCGTATCGGAAGTGATTACTATGCGAATGGACCATGTAATTCGTTTCTACACGCAAGGTACGGGCTATAATCCTGTCACTGGTCGGCATGATAACAGTGCTAAGCTGGTAGCTACGATATACGGTAATGTAACTGATATGGGCGTTGATCGTGCTGTACAGGTTTTTGGTAACTATAGCCATCAATCTAAGATACTGCGGTTAGAGACCGCTATGCCTAAGTCATGGTCGTACCTAACGATTGATGATGACACTGCCAAGTATCGTATGCAGACATCCCGTAAGCCACTTAAAGGCAATACACTGATTGTAGGTGATAGCAATGTCTAGAATCGTTAAGATTGAAGGACTATCAGAACTGCAAGCCAAGTTTGAAGAGATGAATATTGAATTTCATCCCAAAGTGCGCAGTATTGTCGCCAAACACGGCGCAGCTCTTCAGCAACGGACTAAGAGTAATATGAGTGCAGCTTACAGGGGCCATTGGGAAGGCAGGCGTTGGGTTAAACCAACTGGCGCAACCAGTCGTAGTACAACCGTATCACTGCAAGATGGTGGCATGACTGCAGTTGTTGCACCACATACCTACTATTTTCCGTACCTTGAATACGGCACTCGCTTTATGTCAGCTAGACCAACACTTGGTCCTGCTTTTACGTACCAGTCAATGCAGTTTATCGATGACTTAAAGCACTTAATGGAGTGATTATGATGAAATCACCAGATCAAGCTTTATATGACTATGTTTTTACACAATCAACATTAAAAGGGTATACAACGTATGATCATCTGCCAATGAGCAGTGAGAATGCGGCATACCCTTTTGTTGTCGTTGATACGGTACAAACTGCGCCGATTGCCACTAAGACTGGCTACAGCGCACAGCTATCGATTATGATTCACGTGTGGGCAAGCGGAGATGATCGAATTGTCGCATCAACGATGACTAGTAATTTGCTACAGATGCTAGGTTTTACTGATTTCGAAACGAATGGCTATGCTTTCGCACCACGAAATCAGCAAAGCCAAATGATGCAAGATACAAGCGTACCTGATACTGTGCTTTGGCATGGTGTAGATACGCTTGTATTTGATTTGAAATAGAAAGGATGAAAATCAATGGCTAAAACCGAAATTCCGGCTCTGCAAGGTATTGATGTCGTGCTGTTTGCACGTAAACTTTCTGAAGCAGGCAAAGTAGCCGGACAACTAATTCCATATCAAACAAGCCTGTCATTTGATCCACAACGTGACAGTGATACTAATCCAACCAAGTCTGGCTCAGTGGGTACTTCAAGCTCGATCGAAACGGATTTGGAAGTAGAATTCATCAACAACTGGTCCAAGATTGCAGATCAGCTGCTCGATTCGCTGTTAGGCAACGAAAAAATGGAGTTCTGGATCGTTTATCGCAAGCGTCGTAACAAGGCCGGCAAGTACTACGCTATCTACATGCGGGGGACGGTCAACGAAGATGAGACTGATGGCGACCCAGACGACACGTCTAACCGTGATACGTCGATTACCGTTGATGGTACGCCACAACGGGGATGGACTGATCTGCCAGACGAAGCGCAAGAAGAACTTGACTACGTCTTCCGTGGCGTTGGTGTTGTTACTGACGCTAAGGACGATGGTACTGATGGCGGTGGTGCAGCATGGACTGATGCTGATGCCGGTACCGGCTCAGAAACCGCTACTGTAACGGCTGATAGTCACTAATTTAATGTAAGAGAGCGGTCTGCTCTCTCTATAAGGTTTTGAGTCGCTCAAGACTTTGTAGAGAGGGCAGACTTTTTAGGAGGATCTATCATGGAACTGACTATTAATAATAAAAAGGTTGAACTGAAGTTTGGTGTGCGCTTCCTACGTGAATTGGACAAGATTGCTAGCGTTGAAAACAGTGGTATCAAGTTCGGTATGGGTATGAGCCGGTCGATTCTTGGCTTACGTGCCTATGATGCAGCCGTTTTGTCAGATGTGTTGTTTGCCGCTAGCTACGGCAAAGTCGCTCAGACCACGATTGATAACTATTTGGACGACTGCGAAGACCTCGAAAAAATCTTTGATGAAGTACTTAAAGAAATCAATGAGTCTAATGCAGCTAATTTGGCGGTAAAAAAGATGAAAGCCTAGATACACGACCAGAGCAAAACAGTGAGCAGGCGTATCACGAGATTTTGCTTAATTCATTGGCATATCTAGGCTTTCACTCTTTAGAAGATATTTGGGCAATGGGCATGGTCGAATATCAGCTTAGAATGGAGGCTTACGAACTGCAGCAAGTTCAATTCAGCCAACATATAGCTGAACAGGCGTGGGCTAATCAAACCGTACAAGCCACTACCGGAGAACGTCACCCTAAGCCCAAATATAAAAAGTTCGATCAATTCTTTGACGCTCAAGAGCATGTGGACGCAGTACGGTCTGCGTATGAGCCACATTACCAAGCTCGCTCTAAGCGAGTTAAGAATCAGAATCGAGCAGAAATCTTGCTGGCCAGGTCGCGCGAGTTCCACCGGCTTAAAAAGGCTGGCAAGATCATCCCACTGGCCGAACGGAAAGGAGAATGACAAATGGGAGAGTCGTATAGCGTCAAAGCCATTCTCTCGGCAGTTGATACCAGTTTTTCATCCACGATTGCTCGTGCCGGTCAGGCTACTGAATCATTTGGTCAGTCAGTTAACAGACACATGCAGGGTGTTGGTAATGCCATGATTGCGGCTGGTACTGCTACTACGGCAATGGGCGTTAAAGCGGTTAAAGGATTTGGTAGTTTCCAGTCATCCCTTAATCAGGCGGCAGTCATTGCCGGTGGGACGGCTAAAGACATTGATGGCTTGTCTGATGTGGCCAACCACATGGGCGCCGTCTTGCCAATCAGTGCTCAAGATGCAGCTGATGCTATGGTTGCGATGGCCCGTGATGGTGCGTCGATAGGGACGATCAAAAAGGAATTTCCAGCGATTGCGGAAGCGGCGACTGCTGCTGGTGCAAATTTACAAACGACTGCCAGCGTTGTTCAGCAAGCGATGAACATCTGGGGAGATAGTCTCAAATCGCCACAACAGGCTGCTGCTATCTTGACACAAACAGCTAACTTATCCAATGCATCAATTGAAGACATGCAACAAGCTCTAGCTACGATTGGTTCTGTTGCCAAGTTGGCTGGCATGGATATGAGCACAACGTCAGAAGCTATCGGTTTGCTCACTAATCGAGGATTTAGTGCTGCACAAGCATCAGAAGATCTTAGCTTTGCTATAAGGCAAATGTTAGCTCCGTCTAAAGGCGCTAAAAAGGAAATGGACGCATTAGGTCTATCGTTCGTTGATAGTTCTGGAAAGATGAAACCATTCCCACAGATTCTGAAAGAAGTTGCTGCGGCAACTGACGGCATGGGTGATGCTCAGAAGACAGCTGCACTTAAGACCATGTTCGGTGCTGCCGGTATGCAAGCAATCGCTCCATTGTTGGATGCAGTCAAGGATAAGTCTGATAACACCACGACATCATGGTCTGCTTATGCTAAAGCTATGAATGGTGCGGCTAAGGATACCCAGACGGCTACCAAATTCTTGAGTGATCAAGCTAACGAAATGCAGCAAAACTTAGGTTCCAAGATTGAGCAAGTTGGCGGTAACTGGGAAGCACTGCGTAACAAGGCAATGCAGACTAAAGGTGGCGTTAACAGTGCAATTTTAGCCATGATTAACCAGTCTCTAGAATGGGCAACTACATCTAATAGTAGTACAGCTCAGGTAATCCGTAGTTTCATCGGTATGTCACCAGCGATTGGTGCTGCTACAACTGCATTAGGTGGTCTCTTTAAAGGCTGGGGTAAGCTGATCTCGTTTGGCGGTAGCGTCATTAAAACGATTGGTAATGTCGGCCGTGTCATGAAGGCATTATCGATGGCTGGCGATTTAACCACTGCTATCGGCAGTTTGTGTGAATTAGCCGCAACGTCTAAGCTCGCTGCGGGAGCAATGCGGGTTCTACAAGTAGCACAATTAGCATTGGCTAATCCTTGGGTCGCAATTGGTGTCGCTATTGCAGCCGTTGTTGCAGCGTTGGCGGTATTTTTCGCTAAAACCAAGACGGGCCAAGCGATTTGGAAACAGTTTACGCAAAGCGTTGCGGATTCTGTTGATGGCATCAAGCAAGCCTGGCAGAGCATGACAGACTTTTTCAGCAATCTTTGGACTAATATCGTTACTACTGCACAAAACATCTGGAGCAGTTTCGGACAGTTCTTCAGCCCGGTTGTGCAATCAGTTGAATTAGCATGGCAAGGATTGTCTGATTTCTTTGGCAACTTATGGAACGGCATTGTTGCCTTTGCTCAAGGTGTCTGGAATTCGTTTGCTCAAGGCATGGCACCAATTGTAGACGCCTTTAAGAATCTATGGAGTACATTGACAGACTTCTTCAGCGCATTGTGGCAAGGAATCGTTACTACCGCGCAAACTATCTGGCAAGGGCTATTACCAATCGTTACTACTGTCTGGAATGGCATCAAAACCGTTGTTTCAACGATTATGCAAGCTATTGCAGACGTGATTCTGACGATTGGGACTGCAATTCAAACTGTATGGGCCACAATTTGGAACGCAATCGAAACCGTTACAATGACAATCTGGGACGGCATTAAGAACTTTATTAGTCTTGAAATTCAAGGAATTCAGACAGTTATCCAAAGTGTCATGACTATAATCCAGACTATTTGGCAGACTGCTTGGGACGTCATTGAAACAGTCGTACAGACAGTTTGGTCAATCATATCAACAATTGTATCTACGGCTATTAATGCTGTAGCAGGCGTTATCAGAGCGGTAACTGATGCGATTAAGGGTGATTGGTCCGATTCTTGGAATGAAATCCAAAATGTTGCTTCAACTATCTGGAACGGTATTACATCGGTTGTATCTACTGCAATCAATGGCGTGCGGAACGTTATTTCTAGCGTGATGAATGGTATTAAATCAGTATGGTCGTCAGTCTGGAATGGCATTAAGAGTGTTACTTCTGGCGCAATGAGTATGGTACGATCGGTCGTTTCAGGTGGTATGTCAGCAATGCACAGCGTTGTTTCGAGTATGATGAGTGCTGTTCAATCAGCTTTCGTTAGTGGCTGGAATGCAGCACGTAATGCTACTGCCAATGGCATTTCACGAGCAGTGAGCGCTGCACGGTCTATGACAGGCGCAATGGTATCTGCCGGTCGTGATTTCGTCATGGGCTTTGTTAACGGTATTGAAGGTGCAATCTGGCGTGCTGCATCTGCCGCTGCTCGTATGGCTAGCGCGGCTATGCATGCTGCTAAAGCATGGTTTAACATTGGCTCACCATCGAAGGTCATGCGCGATCAAGTAGGTAAGTGGGTCCCAGCTGGTCTGGCTGTTGGTATTGAGCAGAATGCCGATCTTGTTGAGAATGCTGCTAAGCGTATGGCAGAAGCAGCTATGCCGGATATCCATATGACCGATATGCAACAACGGATCAACGGAGCACTGTCACATGGGACTACATTCGGCGGAACAGTTGACCATGAGCTTAACGTTGTACAACAACCGGCTTATATCAATCTGTCACTAGGCGGTTCCAACTACACGACTTTTGTTTCTGACATCTCACGTGAGCAGGGCAGTCAAGCATCACTGGCACGCAACTATCGTTTCTAGGAGGGCAATATGTACGATTTCCATGATTTAAACATCAATCGCAAAATTGAAACCGAGCCATTGCCCGCTGAAGCGCTGAACTACGGTGGCCATTGGCTTGATCGAGAAATTGACGGCTACATGACGCTGTCAACGTCTGGCCGTAACGAGTTTTCTCGGCAAATCAATTCTGCTGATCGAGTAGACGATGGCGCGGTGTATCTATCGTCGCGGATTGAGAGCAAAAAGATCACTGTTACATTTCAGCTGCTAGCGTCAACAATCGAACAATACAATGAACGGTTGAGGAAACTGAAACAGCTATTGTTTAAGCCTAATCAGCCGTTTTATTTTGCCGATTTGCAACAGTATCACTTTGTTGGAACCGCATCGGCACTAACACTGGACAGTGAAACGTTGAATACCACCGGTAAGATTGAGTTGTCGTTAACAGATCCATATCTGCATGGCAATGTTAAAACTATCACTGGTTCTGGTACGCAGATCAATGTCAATGATAACGAGTTGATATATCCACAAACACCGGACAAGCTGACAATTACGCCAACTAAGGCAGTAGCCAACTTAGCCGTTGCTTGCAATGACAAAAATATCAGTCTTTCAGTTGGCGTAGATGCCGGACAAGCGGTAGTGATTGACTTTGCTAGCCTAAACTTGTCGATTAACGCTGTCGACAACTTAATGGGGTTGACGCTTGATTCTAATTTGAGCGATTTCTATATCAGCAATGGCTCTGTGATTAGCATTAATGCAACTGGTAGTTACAAGTTAGATTACGAGGTAAAACAGCTATGAAAATGTTTCTTTTTGACCGTAATCAAAAAGTCAAACGATGGCTGGCTGACCGTGATTTTATCGAAGCAAAGATGGCAGAGCGGATTAACGCAGCTGATCAGCTAACATTTTCTGTTCCGCTGAATAAACGCTTGCCATCATCTTATTTTTACGCAGCTATCCCACAGCCACGCGGTTCGGGGTATCTGCTTTTTAAAATCGTCACGGAAAAGGTATCGTCTGACCAGATTGAGTACACAGCCGTTGAATCGGCTTACGATGAGCTGAAATCGTATCACTATATCAAGGACGTACGACCAGAGAACCGGAAAGCCGGTGAACTGTTACAGACTGCCCTTGAAGGCACACGCTGGCAAGTAGGGCAGACGTATGACAGTGGTACGTTTTCGACCAACTTCTACTACATTAGCACGTTGGAAGCGATCCAAAAGATTGTAGAGCTGTGCGGCTTAGAAGTTACGTTTGAGATCACGCTGAATCCTAAGACACATCAGATTGAGCATCGTTTGGTCAACTTGTATGCTCAGCAAGGGCAACGAACTGGCAAACGGTTTGAATACGGCTCAAATTTGCTGACGGTTGAACGCGAAGAATCAGCAGAGAATCTAATCACGGCTTTGATCGGTCGTGGTAAAGGTGAAGCTGTCTACCATGAAGACAACACAGCAGAAGAAACGCCTGATGGCTATGGTCGGCGCATTAACTTCGCTGATGTGGTCTGGTCAAAGAAGAACGGCAATCCTGCTGACAAGCCAGCTGGTCAAGAATACGTTGAAGACGTGGACGCAACTGCTAAGTACGGCTTTGACGATGGCAAGCCACGCATTGGTATTGAGATTTTCGAAGACATTACTGATCCGGCAGAGCTGTTAAAAGCCACTTGGTCCGCATTACAGACACTGAAACGACCACAAGCCAGTTTTCGAGCTAGTGTAATGGACGTTGGCGATCTTGGACTTGGCGATACAGTAGCTATCGTTCGCCACGATATTAAGATTGAGTACTTCACGCGCGTCTACAAGGTTACACATAATCTACTTGATGAACGGCAGAACACGATTGAGCTTGGGGATGATTTCTCGGGGAACTCGATCACAAGCACAGTCAATGATCTTGGTAAGAGTGTGGGCACGGTTGGACAACTTGCCAACTATGCGGCTGTTTCAGCTAACGGCAAGAACGCCAACTACTACGGCCAGGCACAGCCAATCAATCCACTGGAAGGCGATTTGTGGTACAAGGATCTGGGTAATGGCGAAACTGATATGTATCAGTACCACGCAGGCAACTGGATTCTAATCACGTCTACACGCGACTTGCACAATGTAGAGAAGCAAGTCAAACAAGCGCAAGACGATTTCAATACAGCGTGGAACAAGGCGGTTGCTGCTGATTCATCGGCCGCTAAAGCTCAACAACGTGCCGATGATGTAGGCAAGCAATTACAAAGCGCACAGGCTGATTTCGACAGCCGATTGACGACAGCAATGGCTAATGCCAGTTCTGCCACAGCAAAAGCTCAACAGCGTGCTGATGACGTTGGCAAACAGCTACAAAGCGCACAATCCGACTTTGATAGCAAACTGTCTGCTGCAAGCGCTAGTGCTAGTGCTGCAACTGACAAAGCTATTCAAGCTGCTAATGCTGCACAAGATGATGTTAACGAACAGATCAAGGAACTGAACACTTATAAAGATACGGTTGGCAAGACATACGTTGCTAAGGGCACGGTCATCAGCAACGTTAACACTGAAGCAAATGCATCAATCTTTAGCACAAGCAATAAGTTGTACATGGACGCTGCTACCACTGTTTTTAGCGGTAAGGCTTTTATCCCTGACGCCGCCATTATCAATCTGACGGCTAGCAAACTGACTGCTGGAACGATTGATGCGTCTAAGATCTCAGTAGTTAACCTAGATGCATCAAACATTAACACTGGTACGTTAAACGCTAGCTTGATCAAAGCGGGGTCCATGTCAGCAGACCGGATTGTCGGTGGAACGCTTGACTTCAAAAATGTTACTGTCGCTAATCTATCGGCCGGCAGTATCGTGTCCGGTACACTTGATGCATCAAAGGTTTCAGTGATCAATCTGAATGCCTCAAATATCAATACCGGCTCTCTGAATGCCGGATTAATTAAGGTAGGTTCAATGTCAGCTGACAGGATTGTTGGTGGTACGCTTGATTTTAAAAGCATTGGCGTATCTAATCTTTCTGCCGGTAGCATAGTTTCGGGTACGTTAGATGCTGCTAAAGTATCTGTGATCAACTTAAATGCGTCTAATATCAAGACTGGCACGCTTGATGCAAGTCTAATCAAAGCTGGCTCAATGTCTGCTGACCGGATTTCCGGTGGTACGATTGACTTTTCAAAAGTAAATGCAGCTAGTCTATCTGCGGATAAGATCACATCTGGTACGCTGGACGCTGGCAACGTCAATATCATTAACTTGAATGCCGACAATATCACTTCTGGTACGATTAACGGGCAAAACCTGAAAATCAATCTGAACACCGGTGAGATTTTATTTCAAAAAGGTAAAATTGCGTCAACTAACGGCTTGTTAAACATTAATGTTGATGATGGGACAATGTCTGTTACCAATAGCCTTAATGAGGGTGCATTCTTTAAGAATGGGAACATCGAACTTACTAATTTTGCTCTATGGGACAAGGGCGATATTCCTGCGTATGGAAAGATTGCATTTGCAGAAAATATGTTTGAACTTGGTAACAATGGTATAGAGATACAAGGTAAAAAAGGTTGGATAATTCATAGTGAAAACTTTGATTATAATAAGTTCCCACTGCAGTACTTATGGACAATGGAGAAAAACGGAACTTCCATTGGTGCAGACGAAAAATATATGGCACTGCAAGCGTATAGCGGAGTTTCGATAACTGCAGGCGCTTTTTTGCCAACTCTAGAATCAGCATTATCAACATCGTTTAAAACTGCGCCGTATTTAAACTTAGGCTTTAATCGTGATGCCACGTACCACAATCCTGCTTTTGTAGCTAACTCTAATGCGTACGAATTCAGCGTAGACAATACAGGGACGTTTATGAAGTATGGTAGGGTTTATCTGAATGATTCAGACTATACGTATCAATTCTATGTAGATTTGCCATGGAATTCACATATCAAATTGGCAGACGACATGGGACATGATGGGCGAAATGCCTATTTTGACGTAAGCGTAGGTGGTCAAACTGTCATTGCATTTGATAACAATGGAGCATATTCTTTACCAAAGGCAAGAACATACATTCCTAATCTGACAGCAAATTCCTTGACCGTTACTGGCTCAAAGAATGCCATTGTACCAACATCAGCTGGTGCAACGCTTGTCAATGCGTACGAAACAGCAGAGTATTACTTTGGCGACGTTGGTGAGGGCACTACTGATAAAAAATGTGTTGCGCAAGTAACGATTGACCCGCTGTTTTTAGAAACTGTCAATACGTCAGTTCCATATCAAGTCTTTGTAAGCTCATATGACAACGCTACGGTTTGGGTGGAATCAAGAACAGCTAATATTTTTGTTGTTCGTTCAAGTAAACCTAATGTATCGTTCTGTTGGGAACTGAAGGCCAAGCGCAAAGGATATGAACATAGCAGATTGGAAGTTGACGATTCAATTAGTGCAGAAGATTTAAGAAAGGCAGCAAAGAAATGAACGAAAATGCAAATGTAAATGCAAACGAAGTAATCAAGAGCTTGCTTCAAAAGCTGACATCGGCAGAATACACAAATGCAGTGTTGGAAGCCAAACTGTCAGAAACGATGAAAGAGAACGAACAGTTGAAGAAAGGAAAAGGTGACAAATAATGGCACTTACAAAAGAAAAGACGGTCAATTTGTCTGGCCAATCAGTAATCAATAACGTAGAAGTTGCACGGTTTTCTGCTCAGGTAGCAACTGACATCAACTCAGCTACAACGACCAACACGTATATCAACGATCAGACTGCATATCGCAAGAACATCAAACAAGTACGGGATGATTCTGATGCCTTCCGTACTTATGTACGTGCAGAAGAAGATAAGTTGTTTGCTGAGACTACTGACACAGATACCGAGGATTCAGCCAAGGATTCAGCTACGGAATAAAAAATACGTGGTCGCCATAGAAATAAACAGTTCAAAATAAAAAAGCGTGTGAAAGATCATACGCTTTTTTATTTTGGGCGGCCTTGAAGGGAGATTTTAAGCGTGCCTTATCATATTTTAATGTTTCGCCAAGTTCAGCAGATGGTTGATGATCCGCTTATCATTGCGTTTACTTGGTGCGTAATTACCGACGTAGTTACTGGATATATCAGATCAGCATTTATCCGTAAAACCAACTCAACCAAAGGGCTTTTAGGATTAATTAAACATACATTAGTTCTGGTTAGCATCATCAGTATCTATCCATATCTCATTAGTCTAGGTTTTGACTGGTTAGCGCAAACGATGGTGTGGGGCTTTATCATTAACTATTTGACATCGATTGTCGAGAACTGGGGAGAGATGGGGTTGTATTTACCGCCGCAGATCAAAAGCTTTTTAGTCAAGTTGCAGTCTGATTACGATGCAACTGATTACAGTGCAATCACGGGTGCGAAGAAAGGAGATCACAAAAATGGCTAATCTTGTTATGGACGTATCCGGGTATCAACCAGATACGATCAGTTTTTTTCAAGCTGCTAAAAACGCAGGCGTTAAAGCAGTCATCGTTAAGCTAACGCAAGGCTCGGCAGATGGCGATGCGTATGTCAATCCTAAAGCACAAGCCCAAATTAATAACGCGCGGGTGGTGGGACTGCTCGTACATGGTTATCACTACGCACGTTTTAATGGCGCACAAGACGCACGCAACGAAGCTAAATGGTTTGTTGATCATGCAAAGCAGTTTGGACTGGGACCTGATTCTGTTATGGCGCTGGACATTGAGGATAGAGCCAACGCTAAATACGCTACTAATGATGCTAATACGTTTTTGCAAGCCGTTAAAGATTCTGGTTATCCTAAAGTTGACATCTACTCAATGGCATCTTGGTTTTGGCAAGGACGTCTTAATGCGGCTAATTTGATTGCTAAAAACAAATGGGTTGCGAACTACGGTGTATCACAACCAGGTGTTGACAACGTGGGTACGTGGCAGTTCTCCAGTGACTACAACATCGCTGGCAATGGTGTTGATATGTCATATGACTTTAGCGGTTTTTACACTAATGCTAATACTACTCTGGAATCTAAGACTGTCGTTAATACGCCAACGCCTAAGCCAGTTGCTATCCCTAAGACATGGACAGATAACTTAGGTGATAAGTGGACTGCTGAAGATGGCAAATTCATTGTTGGACCAAACTACACGCTACATCTGCGTTGGGGTGCTCGACCTAGTGCTTCTACAATTGGTGTGCTTACTGCCGGTAGTGTGGTTAAGTATGATGCCTGGTCTCGGGGCAAAGATTATGTCTATGTACGCCAACCACGCGCTAATGGCCAATACGGTTACGTTGCAGTCCGTGATTCCAAGACTGGAGAAGCTTTTGGCAAATTTGAATAGGAGTGATCAGAGTGACACTATTTGACATCGCATATGATGACTTCAAACGTGAAGATACAACTAATACCATTGTCATTACTCTGTATACAGACGACAAACAGCCGATTACACCTAATGCCAGCCACACGTGGAAGGCTAAGGTGTCTAAGGAAGATAAGTATGTCGGCGAGTACCCAGTTACAATTTCTGACAACTCAATCAAGTTACCATCGAGTAATTTAACTAGATTGCCAAATGGCGACTACGGTTTGGAACTGTGGGAAACCTATAACGGATCTACTACTATCTATCCATCGGCTGGAGTGATGGAATTTCGAGTCCACAAAAATGCCAATGACACACTGGGGACAGTTGATCCAACTATTGATATTAACGGTATCATCGATGATTTGCACAGAGCCGGACAGAATATCAAAGTTGTTGCCACCAATACTTTATCAGCTGGAAGCAAGGCGTCAGTAACTCAATCCATCACTAATGGCGAAAATCAGTTGACATTTAATATTCCGCAAGGCGACAAGGGCGCTAAAGGGGATGTAGGGCCTGCTCCTACGCTAAAAATTGGGACGGTAACTAAGCTTGGTCCTGATCAGGCACCAACAGTAGCTTTGACTGGCGACAATGGCGCCTACACGCTTAACATGGGGATCCCACAAGGCGCTCAAGGCAATCCTGGTAATGACGGTCATACGCCGGTCAAGGGCACCGATTACTGGACTGATGCCGATAAGCAAGACATCTTAGACGAGACGAAGCAATGCGTTGAAGACTCGATTCTGAACGGAAAGTGGTGATGACATGAGTTTAAGTGATACGCTGACTAACCTTGGTAACGCTGTACGAAACAACTATTTGTTAACAGATAAGCTGAAACTTGATGAAATGGCTGACCTGCTTGCACAGCCGACAATTCTTAAAGATTCTCTGGGTCCTGGTGTCTATTCTGAAGGTATATCCGTCACTCTAGACGAAGGCGTGCCACTCCTCTCAACAATTAAGGGGGGCCGGGTTGCTCTCGATTTTAGTAATGGCCGTCCCGTGGGCAAGGTCATTGCGATTTACTTTCAGGCGTCCACCACAGTGACAGATGGAGTACCGATTGAAGTTGGCCCAATGAGCAGTATGAAAAAACAATTTACAATTGCAGGGGCAACAATGAAGGGCTACTATGGCACTTTGAAGTATTCATATGACAACAGTCTTTCGATCATGCTGCCTGCAAATGCATCGATTAAAATTAAGGATCTACGTGTGTGGATCGTATCTTAGCTGGTATTGGCCAGCTCCACTACTGAGGAGGCCTGATGATGCATCATGAATTTTTCTACTATGATGATCCAAAGTACGGTGAAGGGACAATCTAGCACCACTGGTAGCTCCAGTAATGCGTAATGATGGTATAATAGCGGTATGGAAGGATAAGACCAGACTCAGCGCACCTGGTCGGGGCTAGTCCATATCGCGCAACTTAGGCTCGGCTTTATGCCGGGCCTTTTTTAATAACAATTGAATATAAGCCCTACACATGGCACCCAAAAACATTAAAAAAGAAAAGAGGTGAGTCCTCTTCTTAATTAACATTGGCCGTGTGTAGGGCTTTTTCTCTTATTAGGAAAGCATGAGCCGTTACTACAGAAGGCATGGAAGCTGCAACCAGCGTTAAGGATCTAATAAAAAAATTTGAATTTAAAAAATAGCAATGTTAGAATCTGACTGTAAAGAAAAAAACACACCACAAACTTGTGGCGTGTTTAAAATAGTTAAGGCTTGTCCTAGACCTTGCTATACTATCTATACTAGTGTCAGTTTAAAAAGTCCTGCTGGGAACAGGGCTTTTTTTAATGAAATATAACAGCCATTAAAGCACAAAATGCGATAAATGCAGTTACGAGCAAAACGCCAAACTGCACAGGCTGTGATAATCCATGCATAGCTTCAATGACCTTAGCTAATCCGTTGAACATATAGAACAACAGCAGCATACTCCTTTATAGACTCGAAGCATGCGTTTTAAATAGCACAACTTCGGCATAAGAACCACCTCACTTTCTGACTCATTCAAAGTGAGCATAGCAAGGTGCATGCCTTAACAGACTGATTATACTACAAAAGAACATAAAATTCAGATTGAAAATTCGTCTAGCTTTATTCTTGAAAAGTAATATACTATAAGAGAAAATAGCTAGTCATTCTACGGGACCTAGTTATAGTGCGCACGATAAAAGCCCTTCTTAGCATATTGCTGAGTGGGGCATTTTTATGGTACTAAAAATAGACTTGTGAAGTGGTTGACTGGAAGCAAAATGGCAACAGAAAATAGAACATTTAATGATATTATAATGAATGTTTACACTGCTATATAATATTAGCAAATTGAACAGTGGCGTAGGATTGAAACCATTACTGCATAATAGTGAATACCACCATTAATTCCGTGAACGTACTGGTAAGTCCGCTCGTATTCCTGAACGCCGTCGCGACGTTAAGT